CGCCACCGGCAATTTTGGATACTGGACCTGAAGCTTCCACTTCGCCAGTATCGCGTGCTGCAACGGGTGCCACATCAGCTTGAGCAAATCTGTAACCCCTGGATTCCAGTCTCTTGATTTCGTGTTGGTCCCTGGCTGCTGATATGACGTCCTTCTGTGTAGGTACATAGAATTGAGGATTAACGAAACGAGCAAATACAGTGTACTTAGCAGCTTCGTTTCCAGTCGGTCCAAGCAGAGATGAGAACACATACAGGAAAGCTGTACCAAATTGGTTTTGTGAATTACTCAAATCGAATAGATCGTAAATATTTGCGTAAGGACAGATAAGTTTTAGAGAATTACCTTCCTCAATGCTCACGATTTTATAGGGGCACGACGTCTGGGAAGCTAAATAGCGTGTTCCTTTGCGTCTAAAATCTCCTGTTTGGTCATAATAAGGATTATACACCAACATGAGCGCACCCTGCAAGAAAGGCTGAGCATTAATTTTGACTTCAATCTCAATATCTGCTTTCAAATATTGGTAATTCTTCAATTTGTCAACAACAATTGGTGACTTGTTGAAGATGTCCTGCGGAAAATTTAATTTCTGCAAATAATTTTGGGCATCTTTCTCATAGTTTGAAGGAGAAAGTTGCACAGGAATGGGAATATCTGTTGATTTCCATTCATATGTCCCAAGATTAACGGGACGTTCTAAAATACTCATGATCTCATGTTTAGTAGTGTCGTTCAAAGCCATCTGCATGGTTGCGGATGGCATTGGTACAGCATCTACTGACATTTGAACATCAGTAAGTAATTTTCCACGAGTGGAATCGACGTTCGTATTTTGGTCGTGGTCGTACGAAACAGCACCACTTGATTTATCTGTATTAGAACTAGCAGTCATGTATTACGATAGGGGTAGATGACTATTCACCCTAAAGGCGGGAGCTGTATCACCAGAGCACAGCAACACTCTTTTGGTGGCAAGGAAATAGCAGGAATTTAAAAAGTATCCCGTTTGTATTCTCAAATCCAGATCACATTTCCGGGGCAAGGCCAGGGAGTTTACCATTGAGGAACATATTCGGTCCGGGCATACAAATCACGATTGTATCTGTATGTCTCCATCTGCTCGTAGTAAGTGGGAATATGAATATTCAATCCGACTGCTGCGAGTTCCTCACGGATACGAGTACTCCAAAACTCGTATACCTCTTGCGGATGGAGAGAGAGTTCCATTATTGTTTGCTCACAATTCTCCAGAGTAGCAGTGCGTCGAGCTTTTCCACGAATCCAATTGGTAATTTCCAAAGTATTCACCAAATCCATTGGTGCTAGGAAAGTACCATCCAATTGGATCGCAAACTTCCTCTTAAGGAAAGCAACTTCTTCCAAAGGTTTGAACGGAAGAATGTTTCCGGTTTTGGTCTCATCAGTGTATGTTAGACCAAAGGAAGCAAGAGCTTTGGTTAAAGTGATTTGGTTAAACCAACCAGTAATTTCCATACTAACTGATTTAACATCATCATCTCCATATATAATTTCTGCAACGTACTTGCGATAATCACAAGTTGCAGGAAGACCTTGCTCCTTCTTCAAAAGCATATACGCTATCCGCATAACAATTCCGTTGAAAAGTGAATTGATGATAACGGTCAGAGGATTCCCTGAAGGCTGAGAATGAGTCTTACGAATCACCTCTCCGCGAACAAGAATATCAGCATTACAAATGTGCTCCCACAAAGCAGCACGAATAAGCTGAGCCTCTTCGTCATCACCATACCATTCATTTATCTTCTCCATGATTTTAACTAAAATTTGCATGAGAAGAGAGCCGTCAAAGTTGGAAAAATCACCAGCAATCATGTGGTTGCCCTTTGATTGCAAGTGATGTGCCAACTTGGTCCATTCTAAGGAATAAGGGTTGATACCAACGGCGATGCC